TCCTCCTCCACCCGGTCCTCCTCCTCTTCCTCCTCCACCCGGTCCTCCTCCTCTTCCTCCTCCACCCGGTCCTCCTCCTCTTCCTCCTCCACCCGGTCCTCCTCTTCCTCCTCCACCCGTATTGCTTCCAGGGGTCCAAGGTGGTGTATTATCTCCTCCACCAAGATTATTCACACCTTTATTAGAGACTTTATGAGCGTCGGGATTATTATTATGAAATTCCAAAGATGACGCAGAATCGCCTACACCTGCCCCTTTTTGCCCACCGCGCTGATTTCTACGTGAGCGGCGCCTCAGATTTCTACGTGAGCGACGACGCTGATTACGTCTTTTTTTACGTGAATTACGTCTTCTAGCCATTTATACTATACTATATATTTAGAATAAAATAAATGATGAATTTAACGACGGGAACGACGGCGGCGACGTGACTTCCGGCGCGAGTTGCGACGCGAGTTGCGGCGCGAGTTGCGGCGAGACTTCCGGCGAGACTTCCGGCGAGACTTCCGGCGTCCGCCACGTTTGGAACTACGACGACGGCGACGGCGACGGCGGCGGCGGCCTCCGTCTTGGGCTACGGCATCGCCATCTTCTCCGTGTGTGTGGGCTCCGACTTCTTTCTCGACTTTTTTCTCTTCTTCTTCTCCTAGCGAGGCGTCCCTTTGCCCGTTGCCGTCGGGGAGTTCGTTGGCCCCTCCCCGCTGATTCTTCTTTTTCATTTTCTTGTAAGTCTTAGCGGCATTCTTCATCTGCTGAGACAAACGCTGACCCGGGTTAGCGTTTCTGTAAGCTTTTAAGTGTGTCATCCATGGATTAGCCATTATATAATATAATGAGAAAAAAATTGAGTTTTTATTAAATAAAAGATATTATTAAAAAATGGATATACCAAGTTTGACAAGATTTCTTTATTTAAAAAATGAAGTAAAACATTCATTATTATTTTGTATTCTGAAAAGAACTAGCCTAAAAGAATGTTTGTTTTGGTGTTCCGAATTATATTATAGTGGATATTACAAAGAACTTTGGAAATTTCTCCATAAAATTTATTATGATTTTTATGCAATAAATAATCCTAAATTAGAAAAATTCATATGTAAAATGAAAGAAAAATGGGAAATAAAACATAAAATAGTATATTTGTTACATATAATAAAAAATTTTTATATGCTTGAAAACAATAATCCGTTAGTATTTCTAATAAGAATGTCATTACAAACGCAGAAATCACCAGGTAAATCTTACAGAGGTCGTCCGCCAAATTGGTTAAATGAGCTAAATACAAAGAAGAAATATAAAAATTTATTGTTGTCGATTCATAATAAACATTATAAAAATATAGCTTATTATTTAAGAAGATTTCGTGACAATGAAGATGAATTATATCAAGTAATTGTTAATTATTATAATAAAACATTAAATTCTGTAAAAAAAATTTACAATGGAGAGGATAAGATTCAATCTCTAATAGCAACAATGGTTTATTTATCTCTAGAAGATAATAATAAGCGCGAGATTCATTTACAAGTTACAAAAGAAGAGCTCACATATGCTATGAATACAAACATTTTGGCTACAAAACTTTATAAAGTTCTAAAAGAAAAGCGTTTATTTAAGATATGTGCAAACATAGGATGTTTTTCATTACATAATAAAGAATATCCAGATTCTCGTACAATTTTATTAAATCATTGGGAATATTTTAGTTTTCAAACACCTTTATGGAGAGAAAGATTAAATAAATATAAAATAAAGATAGACAGTAAAAACTTTTTAATAGAATTTGAAGATGAAATGACTAACTGTAAAGAATATGAAGATTTTTATGAGAATTATAATTATGAGCCAGATGAACAAAGTAAAGAGGTGCAAGAAAGAAGTACAAGTGCAATTGCAGATATAAGTATAAATAATTGGTTAAATATTATTTTTGGAGAATATAAAATAATGGAATTAGATAGTAAATATAAATACTTATATTAATTATAATGATTGAGATTGAAATAAAATTTTGAAAGAACTGATATCAGAAGCATGTAACAAAATTGAAAAGTAATTTGATAAAAGATCTAAAAGATAATTTAACTAATATTATATTCAAAGACGTCCGTGTTTATGTTGGTGGAAATCCGAAACCTTTTGCAATAAAATTAAACGGTACGTTAGTTTATTCAAAATTAGAGCCATTAAATGGAGAGAATGGTCCAAAGGTAGAAGGTGAGCATTATACTCGTTTAATTAAAAATATAAAAACTTTTTTTCTATGACAACATATTTCAAAATAATAAGAAATATGATTTGAGAAAAATTGATTTAAACTTTCTATTTATAAGAAGTATAAAATGGTTCGTAACACAAAAGGAGGAAACAAAGGTAAAAAAATAAAAAGATGCAGAGCTCCAAGTCAAAAAAAGATGAGATACGCAATAGAGGGTGAAATGTATGCACGAGTAACAAATACATATGGTTATGGTATGGCGGAAGTTATTTGTGATGATGGAAAGAAAAGATTACTAATAATTCGTAAAAAATTTAAGGGTAGAAATAAAAGAGATAATAGCGTAGCAGTTCATTCAATTCTTTTGGTTGGAAAAAGAGAATGGGAGGTGGTGTCCGAAAAAAAGAAACAGAAAGTAGATTTACTTTTTGTTTATTCAAAAGATAACGTGGTTCAATTAAAGAAAAAGCAAGATATAAGCAGAATAATATTCGGCGAAAAGGAAGAAGAATCGGTTGTTGAATTTGAAAAGGATTATGAGGAGGAGGAGCCCACATTAAATAAAATTTTAGTTCCGGAAGATAATAAAAAGACAGATGATAGTTGGTTGAATGATGTGATAGATGATATTTAATCTTCTAAACTGTTAATAATTGCGCGTTGAATATCATTATATTCTCGTTCGTTTTCAATTCTTTCAATATAATCTCTAAAACTCTCAATTGTCATTCTTATTGGAGGTTCCTTAGGTATTTCTTCTTCTTTAGATTCAAGTTTAAATCTACAAACCGGACAAGTTGCATTTTCATTTTCCAACCATTGTATAATGGCATCTGGTTTGAATATATGAGTGCAAGGCAAAGAAATAACTTCTTCACCTTGAATAAATTTTTCTTGAAGTATTGGACATTTTTGCTGTTCTTTAAATTTTTCTATAGTAAAGTTATGTTTGCAAAGTTGTTCTTTTCCCTTAGCAGATAATACGTGTTTATATTTTGGTTTATCTTCTCTAAAACTGGTATTAATTATATTATTAGATAAAGGTATATAATTATCAAAAGACGTATAAATGTCTTCTTCTTCTTGACTTTCATTTCCCGACATATGTTCTTCTTCGTGTTGTATTATGTTTGTAGGTTGTATTATGTTTGTAGGTTGTATTATGTTTGTAGGTTGTATATCCCACCCCGATTGTATTATTGTCCTATTAATAAAATTAGAAAATATATTTTCTAAATGTTCATTAGAAGGATGGGATAAAGAAAAAAAATTATTAGAAGTATCAGTCATTATTAATAATAATTGTGATTATATTTTTATATTATTTTAGAAATAAATTTGAGAGCAAAGATTGCCAAAGTATCATATCTTTTATAAAACAATATTGTAGATATTGTAGAAATAGGGGTTGTTTTTTTAGTTGGATTATTTGTAATTTTAATATTTTTAAGAATATTCTTCGTATATCCCGAAACAAATGTGACATTTTTTGATTGAATATCAGCAGGTAAAAATTTCGTATTGTATAGATTCCAAAAAATAAAATGTGGCAAATAATAAGGAATCCCTATGGATAATATCCCAGCATCAAAGAACATTTTTTGAATATTGGTATAGATGTCATAATTATAATTTCCGGATAAAATATAAATAGTCATTTTTGAAACATCATTAAATGGCAAATGATTTTCAATAAAAGAATGAAGAAGCATATTAATTGGTACAAAAATATTAGTATCTGAAAGTATAATTTTATTCATAATATATTGAACTTTTTCAACAAAAGTAATATCATTTTTAAAAGATATCCATTGAGAAAACCCTCCATAAATCATAAGACAATTTTTAAAAGGTTGATGTGTATTCTCTGATATTTTTATTCCTAAACCAATAGCATTATATAGCGGAATTTTATTATTTTTCATTGATAAAACTCCTACATCAATAATAGGAATTCCGTTCCCCAAATTCAAAATATCCGTATCTTTCCATTGTTTATTAATAAATATAATTTCATCTTTATCATTGGCTAAAAATGCTGCTTTAACAAGCTCATAAGGTTGGCACATTTTAGAAGAAATTGTCGTTTTTTTCTTAATAAATGCCTTAAAATTTGTTCCACAAATTTTTCTATCTATAGATTTATCTTGTTTCAAAAAAGATTTTCTAAAATAAAGTAATGTTCTAGACGTTGTTTTTTCAAAATCTATTTTAGACCATTCGCGTGACGCCATAAAAATTTGAGGGGTTTTCAAAAAATAATTCAATTTAGATAATATTTTTCTAAAATACATTTTAGAAGCATTCTTAGCTGCTGTAATATTTTTTGTTTTTATAAAAAAATAAGAATAATATTGATAAGCCATTTTTTTGAATAACCAATGATGTTTGGATCTTTGTCTTGGCGCCCATTTTCCGGCAAGTGTAATTTGTTGGTTTATATTTTGTTGGCTGTTTACCACAGAATAATCAATATATATTTGTTGAAGCATAATATCCATAGCATAGAGAATCAAAGGGTGATTTTCATTATTTGTTTTTTTCTTAATAAAATGGCAAAAGGTTTTAACATCTTTCCAAGATCCATATGATTTTTCGGTAATAGAATGTGGATAAATAAATTGATAAAAAGCAAAAAAAGCTAATTCTGGATAAAACATATGCCAAATATATATTTGCAAAAAAGATAGATCTTGTTCTCCCTTTCCACATATAATATCACGAGTTTGACCTAATAACCTGTATAATAGCAAAAAATCATTAATATAATTTATTTCATTTCCTTCAAATTTTTTTAATAAATTAAATAAATTTTGTTCTATTTTTTTTTTATCAGCAGTTCTAACAAGTTGAGAATAAAATTCCACTATAGATGTTTCCATTGATAATAAATCAAATAATTCTTTAAGTAAATTTCCTTTTGGTCTTGCGTCGCCCATTTTTAATGTAAACTTTTTTAGTGTTATTTTTACTAGGTGATTTTTCAACATAAATAAAAATAAGAGAATTCAGGTCTTGAAATAATGTAATAGTATCTTCCCATTTAATTGAATTAAGACTTCGTTCAATAGTTAAAAAATGGGGTTCAGATTCGTTTTGTAAATAAAAATTTATCTCATTTGGTTCAATATTAATATTATATTTCAAAATAGACAAAGGTGTAAATTTAATATTATTATGAAACATATTTTTTTTAATATAATAAATTAGACTTTCCTTTTTTAATAACCCATCTTCCACCCATAGATTTTGTTTTTTAATATGAAATAATTCTTTATTCTTATTGATATAATAACAAATCAAATCTACATTAATAACAGCTTCTTTATAAAAATCATTAAAAAATTTTTCATCTCTATCAAAATCATCTGTCCATTCACAATTTAATTCCATTATACAAGTTTTAGAAAAAGTTGTATAAAAACTAACTCACCAACTAATCAATATATCCTCCTTTTGCTGGAAATCCTTCTTCATCATCATCAAAAATACATTCATCTTCATCCGAATAATAATCAATATTTTCAGTGGCAACATTTTTATTAATAGTTTGTAGGGGTTGCTTCACTTTAATTTTTGGCTTAGGAGGTGGTGCAGAAATTCCTCTGTTGGCCGCCGCTCTCCAATCCATAACTTGTAGCGGTTTTAATTTCAAGTTTTCTTCACAACACTGGACCCAACTTTGACAGAAATGATCTGGGTCATATACTGGAATTTCCCTCTTCCCCAAAGTAGGAAAGCTAGTTTCAGCATATTTAAATTCTGGTTTTTGTTTTTTTTTATTT